TCTTTGCCGATGGGTCCGCTTGTCTCGGTGACGCATATCAAGACCTATGACGACGCCGACGCCGCGACGACCTGGGACACGGCGGAATACTACGTCGATACGGTCAAGGGCCGCATCTTCCCCCGGGCGGATTACGCATTCCCGCTTCCCGAGCGTGTGGCGAACGGCATCGAGATCCAGTGGGTCTCCGGTCATGCCTCGGCGGGGGAAACCCCTGAGAACCTTCGTCACGCGATCCTGCTGACCGCTGGCCACTACTACCGCAACCGCGAGGCGGCGGGCGACACCGTGCAAACGACCATCCCCCTCGGTGTTGAGGCTTTGGTCAATCAATCGCGTTCCTGGCTCCTCTAGCAGCGTCGGACGACGCCGCGCCTCCCTTAGAAGGATACTACCCATGCCCCTCGACATTGGCGTCCGCTTCGACGGCACCCTGACCTCGACCAACGATCTCGGCGTGCCCTCGTTCACGCTGACCCCGCGCGCAACCACGAACCTGCAACAAGGGACCGCCACCTCGCAGGCCGATCTCCTGTTTGCTGACACGCGGACCATCGCCGCGTCTGGCACGGACAACCTGGACCTCACCGGCACGGCCCTGAACAACGTGTTCGGTGTCGCTCTGGCTCTGGTCAAGGTGAAGGCCCTGTATGTGAAGGCCAGCGCCGCCAATACCAACAACGTGGTGATCGGCGCCGGCACCAACCCCTTCAGCGGCCCGCTCGGCGGCACCCTGCCGACCATCACCGTTCCGCCCGGTGGCGAGGTTCTGTTGACCGCGCCGGTCAGCGGCTGGACGGTCACCGCCGCCACGGGCGACATCCTGAAGATCGTCAACTCCGCCGGCAGCACGTCGGTTGACTATGACATCATCATCGCTGGCACGAGCGCCTAGTGAGCCGTTCTGGCTACGGCGCCACCTTCGCTATCAGCGACGGCGCCGGGGACTACATCGCTGTGGGCGAGGTGCGGGAGATCACTCCCCCCTCGACTTCGCGCGACGGTCCTGAGGCGACCTCTCACGGCTCTACAGAGCGGTTCCAAGAATACCTTGCGGGCCTGCGTGATGGGGGCGAGGTCAGCCTCAAGCTGAACTACACGACTGCGGGCTATGCGGCCCTGATCACGGAATGGAACCGCGAAGTCTCGTGGGACTACCTGATCACGCTTCCTGACGGGGCGACGCACAGCTTTTCCGGCTTTGTTACCGGGCTTGTCGTCACCTCGCCGGTTGAGGACGTTTACGAGATCGCGGTGGCGTTCAAGGCGACGCGGGCGGTGGACTACGACACCGCTCCGCCACCCCCGCCGCCGCCTCCGCCCGCCATGCCGGATACGCCTTTCGCGTGGTTCTATATGTGGGAAGGGGCTGAGAGCGGGGCGTATGTTCCCGACCACCTGGCCACGCCATACACCCCCCTGCGGAACGTCTACGGCGCCGTGGAGCTTCGGTCGGACAGTTCGGCGACGAACCCGACCGTTACGCGCAATGCTGCCGATGGTCCGCTTGGCGTCAACACCGCCGCGACGATGGTGTTCTCGGCAACGACCAGCACCTTCCAGATTGTCGGCTCAACAACCTTCGACCTCGAAAGCCTCGTCTCCTACGAGATCGAAGTCTCGATGGTCACCGTCTCAGGGACGGGCGCGAAAAACTACCGCATCGGCCAGACCGGCACAAACGGCACTCACTACACGACCGTCTCGGTTCCCGACGAAAGCAGCACCAGCTTCACCACTCCCGGCACGGCGGCCTGCACGTTCAACTTCACCTTTACCAACGACACGGCCAAGGTTGTCCAGATCCTTCCCGATACCAACGGCGACGCGGCGACACTCAAGGTTGGGTACATCCGCATCCGCAAGGCGTCCGATGCGGCCTTCGTGGCTCTGGCTTCGCAACGGTGGGGCGACGTTCTCAGCCGGGGCACGCGGACCACGGGCGGCGTCGTCATGGATGGGCTGGGCTACAATATGCTCGGCGCGGGCGGGGCGTCTGACGGCCTGATTGGTCGATACAGCACCGCGCCGCTGCAAAAGACCTTCACCAGTGGAACGACCCGCATTGCGCTTGCCAAGGTCAACGGCGGGGCGGGGACCGGAACGCCGGCCATCATCCTGGCCAACGACAGCGACGGCGGCCTGTCCGCTGCCAACTCCATCGGAACAGGCGCGCTCGGCGTCGATTTGTCGGGCCAAGAGGGTTATCTCTACGTCCAGCCTGACCACAGCGTCACCGACCACGGCGTCAACCTGATCGGCAAGGGCTACGTCGCAATCTGGCAAGTGATCGAGGACGGCGCCCACGAGTTCGGGGTCGATAAGTACCCCCTGTACCTTCGCACCGATGCCTTGAGCTTCCCGCAGGCCTACAGTGGCTTCCGGGTCGGGTCTTACCCCGCGACGCGCCTGATCACAGGCACCAGCTTCCGAAACGACATGGAAGTGGCGGCGGCGATTATCTACGACCGGGCGCTGACGCAGGCCGAAATCTTCGAGGCGGTCGAGGCGCTCTACTACGACTTCGAGGCCGAAGGCGGCACGCTCGGAAGCCGCGAGATTGTCGGGGTGGTTGGCGACAGCAACGACGTTCGCGCCACGGGTGATTGGACCTACCTGATCAGCGCAAACGGCTACATGAGCCCGGGCGAGAACGTCTGGCTCAATCTGCAAGCGGTCGGCGGGCGCGGCGTCTACGACGGGACGGTCGGCGCGTTCAACGTCGATATGGACCCGGGCGGCTTTGTTCCGCAGATCAACTACATCATTCCGTCGCTGGAAAACGCCGTCGCGGACGGTCACCCCGCCGCTGTCGCTATTCGCGGTTACACGAACGACGCGCCGTTCGTCGCCCTGGATCGTCAGCGGGTCTGGGATGACTATGTCGATCTGATCTATGACCCCGTTCTGGCCACGGGCGCTCATCTCCTGCTGATGGACGTGTTGCCGTGTGCCAACCGCTTCACCGAAGCGAACAACCTATGGCTCCGCGATCAGATGGCGGCCTATGCGGCGGCGCATCCGGGGCAAGTCTGGCACTTTGCCAGCGGCAATACCGGGATGTTCGACGTTGACGACACGGTCAATGTCACGGGCGCGGGGGGCGCTACGGCAACGGGCACGGTCGATACGACCTACTACCTCAAACCTGATTACGTCCACCTGACGGCGGCGGGCGATGCCTTGCTTGCCTCGCATTACAAGACGCTGATCGAGACGTGGCGGGACGAGCGATGAACGCTGGCAATCTCAACCGCCGCCTGATCCTTCGGCCCGCCACCTTCACCACCGACGCCATGAACGAGCGCGTGGCGACCTATCCTGACGGCGTGACGGTCTGGGCTGAAAAGCTGGACGTTTCGGACGGGGAGCGGGTCACGGCGGCTCAAGTGGGGGCGACCTACACCGCCCGGTTCCGGCTCCGCTACTCTGCCCAAGTGGCGGCTTTGACCCCGCTGGATCGGGTCTATCTGAAGCCGCTCAAGTACGGTGAGACGGGACGAGAATACGAGGTCAACACCGTGAAGGACGTTGGCGACGACGGCCTCGAAATCACCGCAACGGCCCGCACGGAATGAAGGTCAAGGTCGAGGGGCTCCGTGAGGTTGAGCAAGCCCTGCTCGGCATGAAGACCGCCACGGCCAAGGGTGTGGTGCGGCGGGTGCTTCTCTCCCGCGCCAAGATGTTCGCCGACGATATGCGGCCCCGGGTTTCAGTGGATCAAGGCGCCCTGCGTGACAGCATCGGCGTCGGGACCAAGCTGACCCGCCGGCAGTCGAAGCTCAACCGTAAGGGCTCTCCGCTGGAGGTCTACGCCGGGGCAGGCGGGCTTACGCAGGCGATCACCGAAGAGTTCGGGACGGTCAACCAGGCGCCCGACCCTTCGGCCCGCCCGGCATGGGATGCAACACACAGGCGGATGCTGGACGGCCTGGTCGATGACTTTACGACCGAGATCGCCAAGACGGCGGCGCGGGTGCGGAAGAGGGCGAAGTGATGGAAGAAGCCCTGATGGCCAAGCTGCTGGCCACCACAGCCGTGACCAACATTTTCGGCACCCGCATCCGGTGGGGCGAGCGCGGGCAGGGTGACGCTCTGCCGACCCTGGTTCTGAATGTCGTCAGCGGCGAGGAGCACTACACCCACGGCGGCGCTGGCCAGATCGGCATGACGCGGGTTCAGTTCGACAGCTACGGCGCCACCTCGAAACAATCGAACGACGGCTCTGCGGCGGTGCTGACGGCTCTTTCCGGGGCAACCTTCACGCAAGGCTCCGTCACGTTCGGCGGCATCTTCTTTGACAGCAAGTTCGGGCCTCGCGCTGAAGGCGAGAACCCCAAGGTCTTCCGCACCATGCGCGATGCGCGGGTGTGGGTCCAATAGCCCGCGGGCTAGCCTGACCGCCCTTAGGCAAGGCGAACGCAGCGTCGGACGACGCCGCATCCTTTGAACGGAGCCTCTCATGGCCACGACTGCACGCCTCGGCTACGGGGCGACCTTCTCCATCGGTGACGGCGGCGGAACCGAAGTCTTCACCGCCCTGTCGGAAGTCATCGAGGTCGGCCCCCCGTCGCTCTCGCGCGCTTCCGTCGATGCGACCCACCACGGGTCCACCGAGCGCTATCAGGACTTCATCCCCGGCCTGCGTGATGGCGGCGAAGTTCCGCTGATGCTGAATTACACGAACGCGGCCTATGTCACGCTCCTGGCCAAGTACAACACCGACACCGTGACCAACTACCGCGTGACCGGCCCGAACGGCGCCATTTGGCAGTTCGCCGGCTTCCTGACTGCTCTGGAAGGCCAGATCCCCATCGACGACAAGATGGCGATCAGCTGCACGTTCAAGGTCAGCGGCAAGCCCGCCTATACGGCTGGTAGCTAATGAGCCGCTTCAAGGGGGCGGTCGCCCTCCCGGTAAAGTGGGAGGACGGTGAAGACGAGACCTTCACCCTCCTGCTGGACTTCAACGCTCTGTGCTTGCTGGAAGACCCGTTGCCGGGCATCACCAGCGGGCAGGTGGACCTGAAGTCGTTCAAGACGATCCGGCTGGTGTTCTGGGCTGCGCTTCAGGCTCATCATCCGGGTCTGACGGAAGAGGATGCGTTC